CGCAGATCGCTTGGGCCTCCTCCGCAGATCCGCACCATTGGCGCCTCTGTCGGCAGTAGCGCGCTTACAGCCACGCTTGCGCCGTGCATTGTCGACTTCAGGGCCTCGTCTCTCGGGAGCGGGACTGTAAACACCCTGGCTGTCACGTCAACTCTATCGCTAACGGTCCCTGCTGGCGCGACACTCGGCACGGTCAGCGCAGTTCAAAGCCGAATCGTCCTGCTTGCCATTCAAGGGCCGGTGAACGTTGAACTGGCGGTCGTAAACCTGTCGGGTGGCGTCAACCTTGATGAGTCAACGCTGATCAATACTGTGGCCATCACGGCAGGATCTGGCTCCGCAAACGTGATCTACTCGACTACCTTGCGCTCTGGCGTACCGTTCCGGGTGCTTGGCTATATCGAATCGACACAAGCCACGGCCGGCACATGGAACACCGTTCCGAGCACCGTGCAGGGTGCTGGCGGACAAGCATTGGCAGCAATGGCGAGTATTGGTTATGGCCAGGTATGGCAGGATTTGACCGCTAGTCGCGCCATGGGCACCACGTACCGAAACACGACAGGCAAGCCGATTTCTGTTCATATCTACGGGAGCAGCACGGCAAACGGCGCGATCTCCCTCAACGTTGGCGGCTCCGTTGTCTTGTTTGGCACATTCTCGCTAGCAGGGAACAGCGGCTCGGTTTCTGCAATCGTTCCGCCTGGCGTTCAATACACTTGCGGCTGGAGTGCAGGAACACCAACACTCGGCTTCTGGATGGAGATGCGCTAATGAAGCACTACAGAGATGGTAGAGGGAACATCTTCGCCTATGAGGATGACGGCTCGCAGGACGCGTACATAGAAGAAGGGCAGGTTCTTCTGAGCGACGATGAGCTGGCAGCGATTCGCGCAGCGCAGGAGGCCTCCTCTGCGCCGACGCCTGAGCAGGCGTTGAAAGCCGCCAACGATAAGCGCGACGAGTTGCTGTTGCTGGCTGGCTTGCGGATCGCTCCATTGCAGGACGCAGTGGATCTGGGCAAGGCCAAAGCTGAGGACGCGGCCAACTTGCGGTGCTGGAAGGAATACCGCATTGCGGTGAGCGACGTGTCAGATCAGACCTCATACCCGGTTGCAATCGCGTGGCCTGAACAGCCGGCGTAAGCGTTACAAAGTAGCGCGGGAGATTTCTCCCGCGTGTACTATCCTGATACCGCGTAGCTGCTCCTATGCCTTTCCAGACTAGGAGCATCCGCCTCATGAAAAGATTAATCCTCGCTTTATTGCTTCTGCCGACGCTGAGTTATGGCGCCCCCTTCGATCTACTGATCCAGCAGAAGAACATCGCCGATACGGCCACTTTTACCCGCGTCGCGCCACTTCCAGGCCTTGGCATTCCCAGCATCTTGGGTATCGACCAGTTCACCAACCTCCCGTCCATGTTCAGCCTCAGCCAGCAATTCGGCGTGATCAATGGGCAGCTCGTCTATAGCGTGATCTGGCCGGACATCATGAACAACCCTGACTTCGCAGGCGTGGCGACGTCCGGCGATTACAACGACCTGATCAACAAGCCGGCTATCAGTGCGCAGGTGAATAGTGACTGGTCCGCCGCAGGTAGCGTGGCCGAAGTTCTGAACAAGCCGACAACTCTGGCCGGGTATGGAATCACCGACGCCTACCCGCGATTCGGTAACCCGTCCAGCTTCCTGACCGGCGTGACTGGCTCCCAGGTGATCGCGGCGCTTGGGTTCACGCCGTACAACTCGGCGAACACCAGTAACTTCGTTGATCAGGCCGGCGCTCGGGCGGCAATCTCGCTGACCACCACAGGGACTTCTGGCGCAGCAACCTACAACAGCTCGACAGGCGCGCTGAACGTCCCGAACTACACGCCGTCCAGATCGCAGTCTTCGGCCGCCAGGGCGCTCAATACGGCATTTCAGATCAGTTCGACCCGTGACGCGATGGCGAGTTACAGCGTTCAGTGCGTGATCACAGCGAGCATTGCAGGCGGCCAAGCGTGCGACGTGATTCTAGAGATCGCGACTGACGCAGCGTTTACGACTGGCGTTCAGACCGTAGGGATTGTCGGTACCGGGCAGACCTACACTCTGGCGGTCGCGTTGCAGGGCGTTCAGCCGCAGACGTCGCAACTGTTTGGCTACGTCCCGGCCGGGTACTACGCCCGCATCCGCACCGTTAGCGTAACCGGTGCGCCGACCTTTCTCTATCGTTCCGGCCAAGAGATCCTGCAATAAAAAAGGAGCCCCGAAGGGCTCCTTACCTGCTTGGGGCTGCTCCCCCGTGCCGGCAAGCGGACTATAGCAGGCCGGTCAAAATTGACAATAGTTCAGCCTCGGTTCCGAATGCCTCTATGAAGGCGTTCTTCGATCCGTGGATGCTTGGCACGGATAAGCCAGCAGTTCCTCGGTGGTGCATTGGACAAAGTGGCAATGCCCGGTAATGACTCGACCGCTGCCCCATGCCTGCGCCATCTCGCAGATGGTGAATCTCTGCCTTGGTGCCTGGCGTACCTTGCAGGTGGCACGCCAAGCATCCGAAATCGGACAGCCTATTGAGATGCGCCTTCTCGGCCTTAGTCATCGTCGCGCTCCGCAATATGAGCAGTATCCGGAACGCTCCGTACAAGCTCGATGTACTGCCGAACCCCGGCCTTGTAGTCCTCCGGCTTCTCAACGAGCCCCCATTCAAGCGTCCTGAGCAGCGATCCGCGCCAGTCCTTGAACGTCTCGCGCATGCTCAGGCAGATACCGTGCGCCCAGCGCTTGCCTTCGATTTCTTCGAGTTTGCTCATTTTGTAAGCTCCGGGAGCAGGCTTTTCACAACTGCTAGCGATGTTGGTGTTTTAGATCCGTCAAGGCGATGGATAAAAGAGCGCTCCTTGTTCGTTCGCGTGTGGCGCTCAATCGTCACAACGACATCTTCCTCCCAGGCGTTCCGAAGAAGAGAGCTTTTGTATTGGACTCTCCCGGGAACCTCTCTAACAACCTCCCATTCCCCAAACAGAAAAGACATTAGGCTCATTTCTTCGGCCCTCGGTAGATATGCTGGAGCATGAACAGCGCGGCGAATATCATGTGGTCACCTCAAGCGATTGTGTTATGGATCGATAGATGCGTCGCTTTTTGATGTTGCATACCGTTTGCGCGCATACTGGGAAAAGTTTGGCAGTTTTTACATATGACAGTTTGCTTAGGTAGATTTCTATAACCTGGTCCGGAGTTAGCTTTGAGGCGTGATGATCTTGCCCTTGAGGCATTAATCCGTTGTCATGAGCATGCTGAATATTCTCGCTGCTGGTTGCCCATTCAAGATTGCTGACTGCGTTGTTGGTTTTTATGCCATCGATATGGTTCACCTGCGGCTTATTCTCTGGATTCGGAATGAATGCCTCAGCCACAAGACGATGAACCCTTCGATATGAAGGTGGCTCAGATCCTTTTCCGAGCCCAACATATGAGTATCCGCACTTCTTAAGGTGAGGCTTTAGGATGGCTCCATTCCGGCGATTAGAAATAACATCGCCATCCGGTGTTACAGAGTAAATACCCTCGAATCCAGAAATAGGCTTTGCGTTCAATCTCCGATCCCCCACACGTCTTGCGTTGAAAACCTAACTCCTCGCTCTGCACCAAAGGCCTCAATCACCAAAAACATTTCGGCAAACCAGGCCTTCGACTGCTTCCTGGTGGATATGCCCATCACGACGAATCCACCGTCTAGTCCAGGCACGGCACGCTGCTTCTCCACCGAGGCGCTGAAGATGTGCTTGAAGTCCTCATCTGACAACTTCTGCCCGTACCACTCAACTTGCTTCGATACGTCACGAAGCATGGCCCACAAGCGTCGGTTCTGCGCATCGCTGCGCTTCTCGTCGGCTACAGTCACGGACTTCGGCTTAGTCAGATCCAGTCCGGTCAGATACCCGATCAGGCGGTTTCGGTCGGATTCGGTGGAAAGTTTGAAGTTCATCGCGCCCTCACTTGATGCTGATCGAAGACTTTCCGGTTTCGCTGTGCGCGCCGGGGATAGTCTTGCCATCCTTGATCGCCTTGGCAATCTCGGCTTTCATAGGCGCCGTGGTGACGGCTGTGTTGATGTACTCATCAGGGATTTTCGATTCCTCATCGATCACCACAATCGGCTTGCCTTTGCCCAAGGTGATGGTGAACAGAGGGTGGATGATCTTGGTGATCTTGCACTGCTCCATGCTCGTGCGCAGGTATTCCTTCAGCGAGGCTTGTCGATTCTCCAGCGCCTTCTTGCGATCCGTCAGGCGGGCAATCTGGGTCTTGATCGCTTCGATGTCGCCATCCATGTTCAGGGTGACCATGGCCAAGGCCTTTCCCTTCTCCTGGAACTCACCTTCGATGCCTTCCATGGTGTCTTTCAGGGCGACAATCAGTTCGTCATCGCCGGCATCGGCCAGTTTGGCCAGCTCCTGATACTGCTTGCTGATTTCGTAAAGCGCTGTCATTTGGCGGCCTCCTGAGTAGTTGGCGTAGGTTCTTCAAAACGCGCCAGCTGCTCTGTGTATTCACGTGTTATGCGTGTCACCGCCTTGGTGTCGTTACGGGCGGCCAGCTTGCGCACAGCTACGTCGTGGAAGGCCTTCAGTTCGTTCTTGGTCTTGGCCGTCTTCAGCGATTCAAGTACTGACTGGATGAAGTCCAAGCGCTCTTGTTTCTGGCGCTCCTCCTCGGCGATGCGGTCCTCGGCACTTTCAATTCGTTCCTCATCCTTCAGGCTGTTGACGTATTCGGCGTCATCAAACAGCCCAAGGAACACGTCGGCACTGAAGCCCAGCATTGACAGGGATTTCTTAATTGCGTCGGTCAGCGACTTCTTTGGGGCTTCTGGGTCAGTGCTGGTGCCGTACGTTGATTTGTATAGGTACTTGGTGCAGCCGTACTGCTCAAATTGCCCGCGCTTGCCATCGATCTCGGCCCAAAACAGGATCTTCACCGTGTGGTTCAGCGCATGGCCTAGGCTTAGGCGCTTGTCGCCCTCGCCAGAAAATATCTCAGCGCCAGGGTCATAACGCTCCTCCAGTACCGTCCAGCCGAAGCCGAAGCCGGCCGGACCGAAAACCTCGGTGGCCTTCATGATCATCGCCGTACCGTTCAGGCTGGTGATGTTCTGGCCATCAACCTTGGCGGCCTTGGTGTATTTGGTCTCAGTCGTACTGACAAGATCCCATATGCGCATGTTGTCGGTCATAGCGGAACTCCGTCGTCATCCTTGTCTTCAGCTTTAACCCGAGTCATCGAATATTCGTGGTAGTCGCCGCGACTGCTGGCCTTTATGTCGACGATGCCATTTGTCCAGACGGTGACGATTGGCCCGTACATTGGGCTGCTCTGGGTCTCTGCCAGCGTGAACATCTTGCTTGGGCTGTTCGCCAAGCTTCCTGCCATCTGATGAACCATGTTCAGTAGGCGGTAAACGTCGCCGCCATCACGGCTGTTTGCGTAGATCGGTTTAATTTCGCTCACGGTCTTATTCCTTGGTCGTTTTGGTGTGTGCTGGTGCGTTCGCTTTCTTCGCGGCCTTGGTGATCTGGCGTAAAAGCCAGATGTTCCCCAAGTACTTCCGGTAGTCATCCCATTGCTGGTCCGTCATCCGGATTGGCCTTGGCTTGGTCTCTTTGGTCACATTTTGTTCCTCCGTTGAATCTTGGCTAAATGTAATACATCGATGTAATACTCGCAAGCAATAAAAAGCCCCAGTTTCAGGCCGGGGCTTTTGTGTTCCTGCGTGGCTCTATGCATCAACCTGCTCGGCCTTCTTGCTCCCGTCCGGAAGCCACGAGGCGAGCATCTCGATAATGTGTTCGCGCCCCTTCTTGCGCTGGATGCCGCCGCGAAACAGTTCGCCACGGAGCAGCTTGTGAAGTTCGTCCGGCTTGCAGTAGCCGACGCGGACCGGAATCATTGCCTGGATCCTCGCCATCTCTTCGGCCTTCGATACCAGGGCTTGCAGCTCGTCGCGGTGGATCCTGCAAAACTGCCGATTAGACTGCCAGGCCTCGGCCAGTTCCGCCTTGATTGGGATTAGGTCAATCATTCCGCCTCCTTCAACTTCTTCAGCAGCGCACGCTGGCGCTGGATCTGGCGAACGCACTTTCCGAAGCGCTCGGCCAGCTGGCCGTTGCTCAGGTTGCGATCCATGATCAGCTTGTTCTGGGCGTCCGTGAACTTCAGGGCTTCCATTGTCTCGGCGAGAAGGCTCATTGAGAAACCCCCTTTGCAATCTGACCAACAACAAAGAGAACTGGAACAAGTAGAAGCCCAGCACCAAGACAGGCCACGGCCACGATTTCAAATCGACTCATTGATTCATCTCCTTGACCTTGTCGAGGCAGGCGTTATATCCAGCCAGATAGCCGAGTTCAGAGGCGCGGTTATCGCTGTAGTGCGGGCCATCTTCTGTACTCATGATGGTAGGAAGCAACAACGATACCGGCGCCGTCTGCGATGTGTAGAGATTGCGTATGACGGCAGTTCTGCCGCGTCCATGGAAGTGTTCCTTCTCAGACAGTGCGCGCTGGTAGTTGTCGAGGGTGACGGTTTTGTAACCTTCGACGTCCAACTGCCATGCCACCGGCTCACCCTGCCCACCCTTCAGCCGCTCGATATCTGCCTTGAGTTGGTCTCGCTCATGCTTGGTGCAATTTAGCTCGTAGGATGGGCACTGATCGCATACGCCTAGATATTCGCCATCGATCCTGCTGACGTGTCCGCTGCCGCCGCAATATTCGCAGCCCACCTCTGCAAGCATTTGGTCGCGGCGCGCAAGCCGCTCGTTCTCCGCCGTCAGCCGTGCGATGGTGGCTTGCAGTTCGGCGAGTTCGGGCGGGGCGGTGTACAAATGCGCAGTGCAGGCCATGATGTCCTGATAGCCGCTCGCATCAACCATCATATGCAAGTTTCCATGCACCAATGGTTTTCCTGCGCGGCAGCCGTCGCACTGGTTAGGATGGCGCTCGACGACAGGGCCAACCTTCCCGAGCGCATCCTCGCAATGGTCGGCGGCAGGGGCGGCGACCATCTGCTCTATTCTGTCAGCTAATAGATTTCGCTCTTCCCACGCAGCGCTATCATCGGCTTCGCAAGGCTCCAGGAAAACCTTTACGAGTGGTATGTATTTTCCGTCAAGACAGACGAAATCTCGCTCAATTTTACTGCTCATTCGCCTGCTCCCGATTCGGTGGGTTGTGTGTTGTGCCTGGCAAATTCGCCGTGCAGCTCAATGCGCTTTTGTCGAGCCCATGAAGCAGCAGCTTCAAGATCAAGGAAGATCTGCACATGGATTTTCTTGTAGGCCTGAACTGTTGCTTTGAAAGCGCCATTCTTCATTTGGCTGATGTTCTTCACTCCAAGCCTATTGTTTATCTGCGGGCCAGTGTTCATCTGGTTTTCGCCATTAGTGCATTCGCGGAGATTGCTCCAGACATTGTTGTCGCCTACACGATCTTTGTGATCGATCATGTTCTCCGGCAATTTGCCAGTCATGTAGACCCAGGCAAGCCTGTGCAGCTTGAAGTGCTTGCCATCCACCCTGGCGAAGAGGTGGCCGCGAGCATCCTTTGCGCCTACAGTTCGACCTGCTTCACCTTGGCCGCACTTGCGACTTTTCTTGGTGGTGAATATCCCTGTTTCCGGATCGTAGTTGAACAGCTCCCGGATTCGCTCGACTATCGGGAGTGGCTTAGTCCTTTGCATCGAGGGCCTCCAAGTCACGAATACAGTCCTCGTGAAGTTCGGTGTTGCCGATCGTTGCGTGCAGCTGGATTGTCAGGCCTCGAGCCGACTCGAGGAGAGATGCATTCCGCCGCTCGGCGGCTGTCAGGCTGTGCTTCAGTTCATCGCGCTCAAGTCGTAGCTGACCGCGCTTGTAGCTCACTCCGCGCAGCTCGTCTTTGTAAGCGTTTTTGCTAGTGGACAGCTCTTCCCGCAGCGCAGCCAGTTCGGATTGGGCGGCGTCAAGGTGCGCCGCTTCAACCATGTCAACCTTCTTGTTTGGTCCGTGGATAAACACGGAAATACGCTTCACTTCACTCATTTTTCAAACCTCCGATAGTCCGTTATGAAACAGGCAGCACGTCAGCGCTGCCACGATTATTCAGGCGAGGTGCCAGTAGGGGAGCAAGGTCAATTGATCGACTCCACGTATGCGCCTATGAACTGGCGCGGCGCTGCAGCATAGATAGCGTTTCCGTTGGCGCGCAGGCGTCCCACTCGGCCGGAAGCCCCATTAACCAGCGGGAATGTTCCGGGTTCAACTGGCCGCCACTTGTCATCCCTGCATCCGAGCCAGTCAGCACGTCTCCAGAATCCGTTAACCGGACCGGCTGGCATATCGCCGCCGCCATGCTCAGATCCTGCGGGCCACCCTTGCGCGCTATCTCCGAAAGACTCCCCTCCAGCGTCCTGACATTCTTCTCCCCGTCCGCCGCCCGGCATGTCGGCCAGCCTGTCAATGACACCTGCTTGCGAAGCTCCACCCTGCGGCAATCCGGGTCCGGTTCGTAGGCATTCCCCTTCCCGTCGCAAGCCTTCTGCGTTGCCCACCCCGACCAGTTCACGACCTCCACCGTCTTGCGGCTGCTGTCGTTGTTGCCCGCCGGATTGTTTCCGTTCTGCGCCGGCGTCCCCGCCATCGGTGTCGGCCAGCCCGTCAAATGGACCTTGGAGCCCAGCCCGCAATCGTTGCCCCTGTATATCCCCGTCTCGGCCGTCAAGCGTTGCTTGCGCTCCCAGACCTTGGCCGGATCGGTCCCCGGTTCCATGGCGCACGGTGTCGGCCAGCCGCTCTCCGTACCACCAGAGCCGTTGTCGGATGTGGGGCGCGCCGACGCCCGCAGCGCAGAGATCGACCGTCCCGCTGGCGTAACCCGTTCCTTCCAGGTCAGCTTGTACAAGGTCGAGCCATCCGAGGCCGTCCTTGCTTGCAACCTGCTAACCCAAGACGACTGGAGGGCGACACTGCGAGATGAGCCAGTGGAAGGCAGGCCATAGGTGCCGCTCGTCGTCAAACCCGCCGCCTTTGCCTGCCGCGCTGAAAGGCTGGCAGGGTACGCTCCCCGTCCAGACTGGTCGGTCGTCGGGCCAACCGGCGGCGCGGAGCGCATACGACCAGACAGCAATCCCAGCAAAGAAATGACACTGCGTGTAGCCCCTGAGGTCGTTCGGCGTGACATCTAAAATGCTCCGTTCATCCACATCGCCAGGCGCGACATGGCCCGCCTTGATTAATTCTCGTATCCAGGCCGCAGCCTTGGGGTCGAACTCGTTATAATAGGCGGTCATCGTATGGGCCTCGTGCCGAGCGATCCGGTATATTGGTTCCCGCCAAACCCATGCCGCCGTCCATGCTCGGAGCAAGACAGCAATTCAAGGTTGCCGAGGGTGTTGTTGGTCTTGTCGCCATCCACGTGGTGAACCTCGAAGCCTTCGGGCAACGGGCCATTTTCCTTTTCCCAGATATTCACATGCAAGCGCTGCCGGTCGTCGTCGGTGCGGCGGTAATAGCCGAAACCGTCGATCGTATATTTTGCGCCGTCCCAGGAAATGAACGGCAGCGGCGCGATGGTGCGGGCGGCGTAACCCCGCTTGCGGAGCATCTTGTGGGCGGACTGGCGGGTCACGCCGAATGCCTTGGCAACCTGCGCAAGG